TTCAGAACCTTCAATTCGAAGTCGCAAATTATATATACCAATAAATGCATGGTTTACTCTTTCAAGTAAAATGGCGTTTCCTCTAATCGCGCTTCAGTATAACCAGCTAAAGATAGACGTAGTTATGCGACCTATACAAGATTTATACACGATTCGTGATGTTATGGACCCACAAAATGGATGGCCTATTGTTCGTCCAAACTATAGTAATGAATATATGCAGCTGTATAGATTTCTCCAGTCTCCGCCCAGTGTAAGTTTAAATTCCTCCGACTATCAGAATCCAGCACAATCAGAATGGAATGCAGATATACATTTGATAAGCACATATGGATTTTTATCAAACGAGGAAGCGAAGACATTTGCAGCATCAGAGCAAAAATATTTAATAAAGTCTGCATATGAATGGAATTTTGAGAATGTTACAGGATCACAACGTGTATGGCTTGAAAATACGCTCGGTATGGTAAGTAGTTGGATGTTTTATTTTCAGCGAAGTGATATTAACTTACGAAATCAGTGGAGCAACTATACGAATTGGCCATATAATTATTTGCCTGTAAATATACTTCCCGCACCCGTTGAGCCAGGTAGTCAGTATAATGGTTGGTACACAGGGATAAATCTGAATTGTGCCCGTGCACCTACGGTACCCATTGGACCAGGTTACAATACATTAACAGGCAATAATACAGGATTTTTTGTTACACAACCATTTAGTGTAGATAATCAGCGTAATATATTACTAAATATGGCTATTTTGTTGGACGGTAAGTATCGTGAAAATGTGCTAGATGCAGGTGTATATAACTATATAGAAAAATACGTAAGAACTAGCGGAGAAGGCGTTGATGGATTATATTGTTATAATTTTTGTCTAGATACCAACCCGCTTAACTTACAGCCGACTGGAGCGCTTAATACAAGTAAGTTTTCGAATGTTCAATTTGAGTTCACAACTTTTTATCCACCATTGGACCCTAATGCAAATTTTCTGACAATTTGTGACCCTGCAACGAAAATACCAATTGGTGTAAATAAGCCGACATGGCGTATATATGACTACAACTATAATTTGGTTATTTTAGAAGAAAGATACAACGTCGTTACATTTATGTCTGGTAATGCAGGTCTTATGTATGCGAGATAAAAATATTATAGTATACACTACAATATTTCGATAAAATAATAATCGAAATATTGAGTCAGAAATATAGTGACTATATATAATTACGATACAAGCGAGGTATTAAGTTGTTGCGAAACCTGAACAAATGTAGTACACAGCGGCATGTGTTTAATACAAGACGCATTTATATATGTACAAGTACTTCGCAGCCCTCCCAAATAATCAAGAACTGTGTGTTCAAGAAGACCGCGATATGGGACGCGAACAATTCTGCCCTCGGATGCGCGATAATCATTCATACCACCATAGTGTTTAGTCATGGCGTGTGAAGAACTCATTCCATAAAATAGTTTACTTTGTGAACCATCAGGGTTGGTTATAATTTCTCCAGGATTTTCGTCATGGCCGGAAAATGCGCCACCAACCATGACGAAATCGGCACCACCACCGAATGCCTTCGCCATATCACCCGGACAAGTAATACCTCCATCGCCAATAATATGTCCCCCGACACCATGAGCTGCATCGGCGCACTCCATAATAGCAGATAACTGAGGCATACCTACGCCTGTTTTCATACGAGTGAGACAAGCACTTCCTGGTCCAATACCGACCTTAACAACATCAACACCACCATTGAGAATAAGTTCTTCGACGATTTCGCGGGTAACTACATTTCCAGCAACGATAATTTTGTCGGGATACTCTTCGCGAACACGCCTGCAAAACTGGACAAGAGATTGAATATAACCATTCGCTATATCAATACAAATCCAGTTACACTCAATCACAGAAAGGATGCCTTTAAGACGAGTAAAATCTGTTTCCTGGATTCCAGTAGAAACCATAAAAAGGTCGGGATTTAAAATGAGATTGTTAGTGGTCTGATATGATAAGAAATCTGTAATAGTATAGAATTTATGGAGAGCCGTAATAATCTTAAACTTTGACAATGTTTTATAAACATCGAAAGTTCCAACAGTATCCATATTGGATGCAATAATAGGGATACCTTCCCATGATTTTAGGGATTTACAGTTTTTGAATTTGATAGTTCGCATTAAATTGACATTAGAACGACTATTAATAGTAGAACGTTTTGGACGAATAAGAACATTATGAAAATCTAGTTTCAAACCTTCTTCTATTTTTGTCATTATTTGTATATGGTATTTAACAAATTGTTATATAGAACGATATATGATATGTGCTATATTAATAGTAGTTATACTTTTAAATATATTTAATATATTGTTAATATTCGCAATATATTAAAATGTTACAGTATATTTAAAATGTTACAGTATATTTAAAATGTTACAGTATATTTAAAATGTTATAATATATTAATATACTATACATATTTATATCAAAAAATGTCAGCAAAAACAAGATTACAACAATTAATGGGAGGAACATCGAGTATTAAAGAAGCATTTACATTTCCTGGTATGGGCGATATATATAGTAAAGCAACAGGAGATGAGACCGGAGAAGATACTGGTGAAGGTAAAAATACAACGACAAGTACTACTACAAAAGCCGCAACAGCTGCAAAAGCCGCACCTGCAGCAGCAGGTAGTAATGTCATTGGTGCTACGCCCGGTACCACAAAACAGGCGTCAAATACGAGTGCACTCATGGATGAAACACAAACTACGACTACAAATAATATACTGGTATTCGTTATACATGTTATATTTGCGATTATTGTTGCCTATATTTGGGGTATTTTAGGGTGTAATGCTTTATTTTTGATGACGCGCTCGAAAAATGAAAAGGAATATATTCTTCCAACTTATCGGTATGCCCCGCCATATTGTATAACAGAAAATAAAAATGCGAGTTTTTTTAGTTATGGGTTTCCGTATAACTTATTGCCCCGCATATGTACTAATAATAACTTAGCTGATGTTATTAATACTGAAAAAGAAAATATATATTTACTAGACGAGGTCGAGGAAGGTGGTGTGGGAAATGGTGTATCACAAGCATTGTTTAACTATTTATTTAACTCTGTATATGGAGGTTTAGGACAAGGTGCGCGGTCACTTTTACAAGCATTTTTGAATTTATTTGATACCACTGATAGTGGAAAAGCCGATAATGAAAATTCGTGGGATAATATGCAGGTTGCCGGAGGAAGAAAATTTTTGATATTTATGCTTTTTCCGTTAATCGTGTTTTATATTATTCCTATTGCAGGTTTTGTTGCTGGAATAATGGGTCTTGTATTTGGTATAATAAGTGATCACCCATTCTGGGGAATGATATTCACATTGTTTTTTGGTATTTTTATAGCATTTGGAAATGGTATATGGATGGCCATACAAACGGCGTATATATTCTTATTATACCCTTGTTTGAATATTAGGAACAAGGGAGACTATGATAAAATATTCAATAATATGAGACCATATATGCTTTTTATATTTTATATAATGATTGCGTTATACGCTTTTCAAGATTTAGGAAATAGCGGTGGCGCTGGTATAATATTTTTCATAATTGTTGCATATTTTACTGGGAATGCTGGGTAATATAATAATAATTTAACAATTTATTAAGAAATTTATTAAGAAATTTATTAAGAAATTTATTAAATAAGTAATATAATTTATATTTAGTTTAATAAATATTTAGTTTAATAAATATTTAGTTTAATAAATATTTTAAATATTTATTAAACAATGTTAAATGTATTTATGTATAATATATATATACATTTTATACCGATAATATCTGCAGTAATAATGACAAAGAATAAAAATAGAAGCATTGACGTGAAACTTCCATTTGTAAGTGTATGTACACCTACATTTAATAGACGACCATTTGTTGAAATGATGATAAAGTGTTTTGATAGTCAAGATTATCCGAAAAATAAGATGGAGTGGATTATCATTGATGACGGAAGTGACCCCATTGAAGATATAGTCAAGTCGCACCCAAGTGTTAAGTATTTTAAGTATGATGAAAAGATGACGCTTGGAAAGAAGCGAAATATTATGCATAAAAAAGCCTGTGGTGATATCATCGTGTATATGGATGATGACGATTATTATCCTCCTGAACGTGTTTCACATGCAGTTGAGCGACTGATGGGGAATCAGAATGCATTGTGTGCTGGTTCTAGTGAAATGTATATATATTTCAAAGAGAATCAAGATAAATGTAAGATGGTACAATTTGGACCCTACGGACCCAACCACGCAACAGCGGGTACATTTGCATTCAAGAGGAAATTATTAAAAGAGACGCAATATAACGAAGAAGCATGCTTGGCCGAAGAGCATGAATTCTTAAAAAATTATACAGTGCCGTTCGTCCAGCTTGACCCATTGAAAACGATCCTGGTATTTTCACATTCTCATAATACATTCGATAAGAGAACATTGTTGGAAAACATTAGCGGAAATCAGTATATAAAATATAGCACGAGAACAATAGGCGAATTTATAAAGGACAAAGATATAATAAAATTTTTTGTAGAAGATTTGGAAGTGAAGTTAAAAGCATATGAACC